GAGCGCGAAGTGGCGCTCGATCGGCTTGTCGGCGTAGAAGCGGCCCGAGTCGGACCAGGTGAGCGCGCGCGCGGTGAGGTCGAGGCCGGCCCGCGTCGACTTCGCGGCGAAGAACCAGGCTCGTCGCTCTCGACCCTCGGGCGTCTGGTCCTTCGGTCGGGCGTTTCGGTGGAACGTGGACATCGCGGTTTCTCCTCGGTGAGCGGTTCAGTAGGTCCCGACCTCGAAGCCGGCCGGGAGAGCGCCGCCCTCCATGGCGGAGAGGATCTCGGCCGCGAAGGCGCGACCCTCGGCGACGGTCGGCGACGAGCGCCAGCGATGCGCGTAGACCTGATCGCCCTCGTTGTTCGCGAAGAAGAGGTCCGCGCCGCGCGTGTCGACGACGACGAGGACGTGCTGGTAGACGGTCCCGGCGATCCGCCAGGGCTCGATCGCGAAGTCGTCGACGATGAGGGGAGCCGCGTCGTCGAACGACTCCGCGCCAGCGAACCCAAACCAGTCTTCGCGCGTGAACTCTCGAATCGTCGCCATGTTCGCTTCTCCTTCGCCGCCGGCCCGATGCCGACTCCCCACTCTTGGAGCGCGCGCGGTCGGATGGCAACAAGAAAAACGACGCCGCTACGATTTCGGCTCCACCCACGAGAGATTCGGGCGCTCGCCGCGCGCGAGCGGGTCGTAGAGCTTCCCGTCATCGCCCTCGAAGGGCTCCCGGTGGTCGTGGTCTCCGCGGAGGATCTCCTCGGGGATCGGACCTCCGAACGCCTCGCACGCGAGGTTGAGCCGGAGCCGCCGGCAGTTGGCGCACTGCGAGGAGAACGAGCGCCAGGAGTCGCCGAGGATCTGCGGCTCTCCGGTCGCCGGGTCGCGGTCGTAGGTCGGGACGAGCCATCGGACGAGCGGGATCATGGCTTGACCCTGTCCTGCGCGTGCTGGAACAGCACCTTGTCGCTCGCCTGCTCTCGCAAGTTGAACCACACGAGCCCGGCAGCGTCAGCGTCCTTCCTGGCCCTCTCCACGAGGGCCAGTAGTCGCATGTGCTCCGCGCGTGCCTCGCGGAGCTTCGTGAGCAGCTCACGGTCGCGCTCTTCGCGTAGCTCGTCGAACACGGTCGTGGCGTGACCTCGGGCGACGCGCTCCATCGCCGCTTCGATGTCTTCGTTCACGGCGACCTCGCGACGCGCGGCTTCGATCTGAGCGGATCGGTTCACGAGCCACCTCCGGCCCGGACGTGCTCCGCCCACCAGGCGTTTTGGGCGAGGCGGTTCGCCTCGTCGCGGTAGCCGTCGGTCCAGTCGACCGGCGAGCCGGGAGGACACGAGGCCGCGAGCGACTCGACCGAGACGCCCGCTCGCAGGTTCGCGCGCGCCGCGCGCTCGCCGTCGGCGTAGCGCGAGGCCGCCGCGCGTTGGCCGTAGCCGTTCTCGTTGGCGCTCACGAGCACACCTCGACGTAGAGGTTCTCGACTCCGCCGCCCTGGAGCCGCGGGAGCCGGTCGAGGAGGATCTTCGTGAACGCGCGCTTCGCGTCCGTGTAGGTCGAGGCGGGCACGAACTCCGGCCCGGTCCCGACGTCGAAGGCCCAGGAGCCGTAACCCGAGGGACGGCGACCGTGGGCCGCCTCGAACCGCGTGGTCTCGAACCGGACGACGATCCGCCCACCCTTGCTCTCTCGCTTCGTCATAGTCGCCTTCTCCTTCTCCGCCGGCCGCCCGCCGACCCTCTACCCTTAGATCGCCTCCTCGGGGTTGGCAACAAGAAATGCGACGCTCACGGGTGCCGGCGAGCTACGACGCCTTCGAGCCGCCGCCGCTCCTCGTCCGTGAGATCGGTCTCGATCGTCCGAGGGCGGTAGCCCGTGCGACCGCGCCGCCGTAGGGAGGCGTCGAGGTCCGCTCCGCTCGACGCGGTATGGGTCGACACCGAGGCTCCGCTCACCGGCACGAAGCCCCATCGGTCGTAGGCGGACTGGACCCGCTCGAAGTAGCGTAGGAGAGGCGGGCAGTTGCTCTCCAGGAACGCGCGCCCGCGTGGGCACTGCGAGAGGGCGTAGCCCTCCGCCCACGACTCCTCGACCGAGTATCTCGTGGCGTCGGAGACGTACCAGCCGCCGTGCTGGCGGAGCGCGTCCCGACCTCCTTGCTCGACGAGGACGCGCTGGAACTCCACCGTGTCAGACATCCGGAACGCGGGAGCGCCGCCGGGCGGGCGTTGCGACGAGAGGGCGTGCCCAAGCTCGTGGGCCGGCACGTCGGTGTCGCCCGCGAGGATCTCGCGCCTCGGGCGATCTCGGTTCCACCACGTCGCATCGCGCCCGGAGTCAAAGACGCCCTCGACCTGATCCCAGGTGCGGGTGTCCCGTGCGTCGGGCCCGGAGCGGCCCGTCATCCCCCAGCGAGGGTCGCGGCCCACGCCGAGGTTGCCGGGGAGGATCCGCGAGGAGTGACCTCGTGCGTGGAGGTGCTCCATCTGCGAGGCCGGAAGCTCGGTGAGACGGTCGGCGAAGATCCGCAGATCCGCCTCGGTCAACGCCGCCGTCCCGGCCACGTCGACCTCGACCGTCGAGAAGGCCACGCGCAGGTACTCCGCCGCCTCGGCCTGGCTCGCGAACGCATCGCCTGGACGACGACCCACGAGGTGCCCGAGCCCGGCCCGCTGAAGCCGCTCGGCGCGGACCTCCAACGGAGGCCGAGGAGCCGCGCGCGTGCGCCGCACCTCCTCCTCCGCGTCCCACCGCTGCCGCGCCACCCACATCGCCGCCTCGCGCTCGGTTCGCATCACCGGCCCGCGGACGTAGCGGTAGCCCGAGCGCGTGGATCCGGTCGGATCCTCCACCCACAACTCGCCCTGGTGCCCGGCTCCCGAGTCGGCGTTGACCACGGAGCCGACCGACCGGCCATCCCACTTGACCGTCGAGTACCGCTTCCACTCCATCAGGTCGCCTGCCTCCGCTCGGAACCGCGCCGTCGCCTCACGCTCCTCCGGAGTGACCCTCGGACGCCGAGCCCTCCGCGTGGCCGGCACCGCCTCGACCTCGGGCACCACGGCGCTCTCCGCGCGCGCGCGACGTCGCTCCGCGGCCTGCGTGCGCCACCGCTGCCGTCGCGTCTCGCCGAGCAGCCGGCGTTCCTCGGCGACGTCGTGAGCGCGCTCGATGCCGGCCACGCGAGGTGTCCCGAGGTTGTTCCGGAGGAAGGCCACGCGCTCGGGCGTGAGCGGAGCCGTCGATGGCGTCTCGGACCAGCGCGAGCGCCAGGGGATCAAGACCTCTCGGTCGTTCGGGCGTCCGGGAGGCCGCTGGTACTGCCGTCCGAGCCCGTCCGTGAAGTAGCCGTCGAGCGGACGGATCTGCCCGTGGACCACGATCGAGTCGTAGGCCGTCCGCTGGTCGAACGTCGCGAGGATCTTCTTCCCGAGGTCGGGCATCTCCGCGCGCATCTCGATGAGCCCGGCCAGCCGCGCCTCGTTGTACGCGTGGCTCGTCTCGGTCCGGACGATGCGCCAGGCCCACGAGCGGTAGCGGGTGAACAGCCCCTCGGGGATCTCCTCCTCGGCGAGCCGCTCGACCCTTCCGTTCACGACGCGCGCGCTCATCGAGACGGTCCCGCGAGGACCGGCGTGCCCGGTGAGGGCGTTCACCATGTCCCACTGCGTAAAGCCCGCGACCATCCCGGTGGCCATCGTCTGCTCGATCTCGCCGATCATCGCGACGCCGTAGCGGTCGACGCTCGTGAGGTGCTGGCGGAGGAGCGACGAGTGGACGCCGCGCGCCACGTTGTCGAAGACGAGCGCCTGGCGGAGCCGGAGCGGCTGCGCGATCCCGGTGAACGTCTCCTCCAGACGAGCGATCGAGTCGACCGTGTGGCCGAGGCTCGCCGCGATGGCCGCGCGCGCCTGCTCGTCGGTCAGGCCCGCGAGCCGAGCGCGGACGTACTCCGAGGTGAGCCGGACCTGCTCGCGGTACATCGACGCCTGCGCCGCCGAGAAGCGAACGTCACGGCCGCCCGACGCGACCATGACGCGCTGGAGCCTCTCGCCGAGGAGTCGATCGGCATCGGCGAGGAGCCGCTGGAGCCGTTGGGCAGCCGCTCGTCCCGTCGGATCCTCGCAGGCCACCACGCGCTCCGCCTGCTCTCGCATGACGCGAACGGTCGACTCCGCGGCTTGTAGCGCGCGCCGCGTGACCATCGATCACTCCTCGGGCTCGTCGTCCTCGTCGTCCTCGGGCTCGTCCTCGGGCTCGTCCTCGGGCGGGTCGGTCGCGAGAGGCACGCGGGGACCTCGACCCTCACCGGACATCGCCCGCATCGCGCGCTCGGTCGCCTCCTCGGCTTCGTCTCCCATCGCCTCGATCTCCGCATCGACGTCGTGGACGTTGAACAACGTCTGGACCGCGGTCGTCGCCGTCCGCTGCGAGATGAGCGCCTTCCCTCCGCTCGCGGTCTGCGTCGCGGTGACTGCCTTCGAGATGTCCTCCCACGTCGGCGCGAAGTAGGGGTTCCAGTTGAGGTCGATCGTCTCGCTCTCGCCGGGGTCGCGCTCGACCACCTTCCCCTCGTGGAGCTTCGGCGGGAGAACGATGGTCTCGCGGACCTCCTCGCCGTTGACGTCGACCGACGGAGGACGCGCGAGGATGATCCGCGCCGCACGGAGCATGTCTCGGGCGATCGGCTTGATCCCGAACTCCCCGTACTGCTCGCGGTAGAGGTCGCAGCGCGCGAGCATCGGCGCGTAGAGGATGCGGAGCGCCTGCGCGGACTGCGCCGCACCCGAGAGCTTGTCCGGGTCGGCGAGGACCACCGAGGAGGCGTCGAGCGCGTAGAGACGGATCCGCTCCATCATCTCGATCGCGGCCTTCGTCGCCTGGCCCTTCAACTCCAGGTACTCCGCGCCACCCGCGGAAAAGATCGCGTTCTCCGAGCCCTTCCGGACGTTCCCGTTGTTGTGGGCCGGGTCCATCTTGATCACGAGCGTCGGGTCGATGTTCGCCTTCGTCCCCTTCGACGACGCCGAGAGCAGCTGGTCGATCTCGTTGAACTTGTCCTCCAGCCCCTCGTAGTCGCCCTCCCCGTCCGGCTCGGCGGAGTCGGCGATGTTCTGGATCCAGTAGAACGGGGCGAAGCCGAAGTCGTGCCGGACGCGCTTGTGCGGGGCCCGCGTCCACGTCGGAAGATCGGCGATCCGCTTCGGGATCGGCTCCCACACGATCTCCTCGGTCTCGCTCCAGTACCGGGCGTAGTAGAACGTCACGTCCTGGATGCGCTTCGCCTCGGGGTTCCAGACCTGCCGCGTGTAGGCGTAGGCCTTCAAGACCTCCGCCGGCCGCCGCTCGCTCTCGTCGGCCCATCGGAGGACCGTGCAGTGCTTCGCGTTGTGGACCTCGACGCGAGGAGCGCCGCGGACGAACGCGAACGAGAGGCACGAGGTGCCGACCGCGCCGCCGAGGTCTCGCGCCTCGACCATCCGCATGGGGAGCCGCGACGTCGTGATGAGCGCCCGAACATAGTCCTCCGCCGCCTCGTCTCCGACCATCGTGACCTCGGGGAAGCGGTCGGTCCCGAAGAGCATGGACGTCAGCCGGCGGACGATGACGACCGCGAGATCGTAGCGCGCCGCCGGCCTCCGCTGGGCGTAGGGCACGACATAGCCCGGCTTCACCGGGCTCTCGTCGCCGTAGCCCAAGAACCGCCCATCCCAGTCGTACCGCTTCGTCGCGTGCTGCGTCTTGCGGAAGTAGGCTTCGAGCCGGTCCATGATCCGGAACCGCTCGGTCTCCGCGAAGTCGACGAGGCGCACGCCGTCGAGGGGGATGGGCTTCACGGCATCGCCGTTGCCGGCACCGCTTCCATCCTGCCCACGAGGAGTCGCGAGCACGTCGAGCATCGGGAAGATGGCCATGGGGCGAGTCTACGTCACTCGTCGGAGCCGTCGAAGGGCGACGGAGGAGGAGCCGGAGGTTCGGTCGACGCCGCACCGACGCGCGCGCGGTGCCTCTCGATCACCTCGTCCACGGCCTCGTGGATCGAGCCCGGTGCCGGGAGCGCCGCCGAGGCCGCCGCGAGACGCGCGCGCACGCGCTCGGCCGATCGCTCGTTGAGCATCGCCAGGACTTCGGGGACCTTGCCGGCGAGACGCGCGAGCGCCTCGACCGCCGCCTCTTCGAGACTGGCACTCACGAGCCACCTCCGAGGAGGCCCATCAGGTCGAGCGACGGGAGCGTGATCCCGTGCCTCCCGAGGATGAGCGCGAGGGCGTCCCACGAGACCTTGAGCGAGCGCGCCGCGGGGAGGAGAACCGGGAGCACGTCGCCCTCCTCGGCGAGCGAGGCGAGGCGCACGGCATCGACGTAGGCGCGCGTGGCCGCGGTCGTCACCTCGAAGACCTGGGCGACCTCGTGGCAGCCGGCTCCGACGCGCTCGACGCACGCGTCATCGGCGCACGCCGAAAGCTCGCGATCGCACGCCGCGGGCACGAGAGGAGCCGTCGAGACGATGGCCGCCGAGGCGACGGTGCCGATCGTCGCGTGGACGCTCAGGGCGTTCGCACACGCGAGGAGAGGGAGAGCGAGGAGAGCGAGGAGCATCGTTCGCATGAGGGGGAGCCTACGGGTCTCCGGGTCATCGGTCGAGAGTGGGCATGTGGGCCATGATCGAGGCGATGAGGTCCCGCGCCCCTTCGCGCGCGAACCACGAAGCCATCAGCCGGTCGCCCGTGTGCCCTTGCGGCGTGAAGTGGAGCATCTCCGAGAACCACGCTTCGATCTCGGGATCCGACTTCCCGTGGATGTCCGAGGGGACGACCCACAGCCCGGAGCGGAACTCGACCGCGAGCGCCTCGACGCCGAACACCTCGTCTGTCTTGTTGCGGCCCGTCGTGAACGGGATCACGGGGATCCCTCTCGTGGCGGCCCACTGGAGGAGGAACGTCTGCGCGCCATTGTCCTCCACGAGCATCGTCGACTCGAAGCGGGTGAAGGTCGACTGGAGCCGCGTGAGGATCTCGGGGCCCGTCCATCGGCCCGACTCCAGCGCCACGACGAGGCGACGCGCGCGGTCGTCGATCGCGATCGTGAAGAGGACCGAGAGCCCGTCGCCGTGGTCCGCCCCCTGCGCCACGCGCCTCTTGCGCTTGCTCGTCCCGAGGTCGACGCCCGTGAAGCACGGGAGCTTCCGGCCCGAGGGTTGGAGTATCGGCCGGTGCGAGAGGAGCGCGCGACCTCTCCCGAGCACCTTCGCCGCATCGAGCCACTCCTGCCGGAACCGGGCGCTCGCGTCGTCCCGGATGCGGCAGAAGTACTTCCGCATGAAGGTCAGCGGGAGCGTGTTCCGCCATCGCTCCAGGAGGCGCTCCAGCGACCACGCCTCGGGCCAGACAGGACGCCATCGCTCGGGCGAGTCGTCTGGGTTGTGGACGGCGCAGTAGACCTTGATCGCCCAATCGGGCCGCTTCTGGATCGAGGCGAGGAGGTCGTTCGTGCTCCAGGGCGTCCCGATGACGATGATCCGCCCGCGCTTGCTCAGGCGCGTGAGCACGGTCGTCTCGAACCACTCGATGAGCTTTGCGCACTGCTCGGGCGTGCGCGTGTTGTCGAAGTCCAGAACGTCGTCGAGGAGGATGAGATCGAGGCGGGAGCCAACGAGCGGGCCGCCGACGCCGAGCGCCTGGATCGTCGGATCGCGGACGATGAGCTTGCGGTCGACCGTGATGGCCGACTGGCCCCAGGACGCCTCGGGATGGTCGCTCGCTCGGAGATGCGGGAAGACCTCGTGCACGAGCGCGTTTCGCTCGATGTGCCCGCGGATCGCCGCGAGCGGCTTCTCCGCCTGCGTCGCGGTGTTCGAGATGATCGCCGCCCGGATGTTCGGGTTCGTCCCGATGGCGTGGAGCATGTAGCCCACGGCGATCTGCGAAGTCTTGCCGTGCTCGACCGGGGCGATGATGCCCACGAGCCGGTTCTCCCGGATGGTCGCGTGCCACTCCTCGTGGATCGGAGCCGCCTTGATCGGCAGGCCCGTCTCCTCGTCGGGGATCGCGAACTCGACAAAGGCGCAGGAGTCGGCGACCGCCGCTCGGACGTTCGCCTCGTGAGCAGCCGCTACCCGCTCCCGAACCTCGGGGAGCGGGAGCCCGGCAAGCTCCGACGGCTGGAGGCGGAGGAGCACGGGTGCCCTCAGTGGGTCGCGGGAGCCTCGGTCTCCTTCGCCTCATCCGGCCATCGGCCGGTGCGCGCGAAATGCACGAGATCCTCCCGAGAGCGAGCGGAGAACCCGACGTTGAGGCTCCCACCGAGCGAGCCCGTAACCTTCACCTCGTCCTGGTAGAGACCGTCGAGCCGGCAGAGGATCTCGGCCGCCCGAGTCGCCGCACGGAAGTCTGGGCGCTCCATCCGGAGGGGCTGGCCGTCGGGCCCGAGCATCACGTTGCCCTTCGAGTCGCGGACCACCTCGGTTCGGCTCATCGCGCGCGTGTAGAGGTCGTTCACGGAGGCCCGCATGTGCGACCGCTCCGCGCGCCGGTCGTCGCTCACGGCCTCCTTCTCCCAGCGAGCGCGGACCTCCCGCACGTAGTCGTGGACCTGCCTCGACGTCACGCCCCAGACCTTCGCGAAGTGGATCTCGATCGCCTGCGACGAGAGCCGCCGCACAAGCGCGGTCTCGACCTCGGCGAGCCTGCGTGCCTTCTCCGCGCGATCCGCGCCCTTCCTGGCCATCGTTCTTCTCCTCGCCCGACCGTCTCCGTGGTCGTCTGCCGTGCGACTACGGTAGCACGCCGGAGCCGACCGCCGCTGCGTAGGCGCGCACCCGCGCCGGGCTCACCCCGGTGAGCCGCGCGATCTCGGGCTGCGTCATGCCTCGGCGGAGGCGGAACCCGACCTCGCGCTTCTCCGCGGTCGTCATCGGGAGCGTCCGAACAAGCTCCTCCACGGCGTACCGCATCGGGCAGACCGGGAGCCGCACCCTCGACGCGCACCGAGAGCAGCGGCCTCCGGCCATGATGCACGCCCGCTTCACGCCTCGGAGCCCTCGACCGGGCGCTCCTCCTCGTAGGTCGCGAGGCCCACCGACGCCGATGGGTCCTCCAACCTCGGGATGACGTTCGCGACCGAGCCGCGGACGAACACGAGGACGTTCTGGTGGGCCTTCCCGAACTTCCGGCCCTTCTCGAACTGCCGCGCGACGCGCACGGGGACCGAGCCGAGCGCCTGGAGGTAGATCGCCTCGTTGTAGAACGCCATTCCGGCCTTCTCGAAGGCGCGGATCGTGTCGGCGACGAACCCGTGGTAGGCACCGTCGCGCTCCGCGCCGCGGACCTCTCCGACGACGATGGCCGCGAACGCGTCCTCCCGGAGCATCGAGACCGTCTCCGCGATGATGCGCTCGTACGCCTCGCGGAACGCGTGGTAGGGCATCGTCGAGAGGTCCCGCGGGTCGTCAGAGTAGACCTCCAGATCGGCGTAGGGAGGGCAGGTCAGGAGGAAGTCGAACTTCCACGTCTCCTTCGCGCAGACCGTGCGGATCGCCGTCGAGTCGCCCTGGTACCAGGTCGCGTCCCCGAGCGCCGGCTGCTCGTCGTTCTCCCGGTAGTCCGAGGCCGTGGCGAACAGCCAGAGGAGGTCGCCGGGCTGGACGTGCGGGAGGCACTTTGCTTCGTACATCGGATCGAGCCGGACGCCGCCGACGTCGGTGACGCGGGCCGGCGTCTCGTAGGGCAGCCCGCTCTCGACGAACTTCACCCGCTCCCTCCAGTCGGCGGGAGCGCGCCGGTCGAGGAGGTCATCCACCGGGCGGTCCGAGACGCGCACGCCGAGCACGGCCACGTCCTTGCGACCGATCCGGTCGAGCCCGTGGAGGACCGAAGAGAGGCCCATCCCGGAACCCACCGGGCAGACGATCCGCTTGACCTCGGTGGGGAGGTTCTCGATCTGCCGCGCGTTCGTCGGCACGTAGCAGTCGGCATCGAGCCCGAGCCGGACCATCTCCCAGCCGCGCTCGGCCGCGTCCTTCTCCGCCATCGGGATCAGGCGCTTGAGGAACCCGCGCCCGCTCGGCCGGATGAGGTCCGCTCCGTGGAGGACCGCATCGCGCTCCGCCGGGGAGAGGTCGTTCGCCTTCGCGGTGTAGACCCGGCACGGGATCTTGAGCGCCTGCGCCAGGCGAGCGACGCGGGAGACCATGGGGGAGTGCCGGGAGCCGGCCGCGACGAAGCCGCGAGCGCCGGTCTCCTTCGCGAGCGCGAGGCCCGCGCGCGCCTTCGCGCCGCTCACCCCGTTGACCTCGAACAGGTCATCTCGCTTGAGCCAGATCCGGCCGCCGTCCGGGTGCTCGACCTGCTCGACTGGCGTGATCGCCTCGGGATCGGTGACGAGCGCCGCGTGGCCCGGGCGAGGAGCGCGAGGGGCCCGCGCCGCCTTCGGCAGGATGCTCTCGGCCTGCTCCCGGTTCGCCTCGACCTGCTCGCCGCGGAGGTCGACACCGACGTAGGAGCGCCCGAGCCACGCCGAGACGATGCCCCGAACGGAGCCGCCCGCGAACGGGTCGATCACCCGCCCGCCGGCCGGGCAGAACCACCGCACGAGAAGCTCGGTCAGCACCGGGTCGAAGACGCTCGTCCCGGTCGACGAGAGGCCCGAGGCGTCGGCGACACGGAGGTAGGAGGCTTCGAACTCCTCGTTCGTCGTCGCCCTCCCCAGCATGGCGTCGACCGCGCGCTTCTGGTCGTAGTAGTCGGGGACCTGCCCCGAGAGCGACGCGAACAGGGCGCCCTTCGACTTCTTCGCCTCGGCGTAGGCCTTGGGGTCGCGAGCGCCGGAGGAGAGCCCGAGCGCGTTCCGCGGACGACCGATCTCCGACCGGATGCCGATCGCCATCCACGCGCGCCGCCGAGCCACCCAATACCCCTGCCGGGCGTCGAGGATGGAGAAGGGCGGGGCACCGAACCGCTCGGCGAGCGTCCGCCTGGTCTCATCGCCGTCGTCCCCTCCAGTGTTCGCGGACGCGAGCATCTTCGCGACGTCGGCTGGCTCCCAGCCGGTGAGCCGGATCTCCTCCGGCGAGAACCCGGAGAAGAGGTCGGCGAGACGGAACGGGTTCCACGTCGCGATCTCGCCCAGGCGGTTGTCGGCGGGGACGTAGAGCTTGGCCAGCCGCTCGTCGTGGTCGGTCTCGACCACGGGGACCTCCTCCAGCCCGAGGTTGAGCGCCGCGAGGTAGCGCGTGTCGCCGGCCTCCAACTCGCCGCGAGGGTCCACGATCATCGGGGTCGTCCAGCCGAACTCGTTCAGGGACCGAACGATGTCGGGGACCGCGTGGGCGTTGTCCCTCGGGTTCCCCTCGCGCCGCCGGAGGTCGGCGAGCTTCCGAAACGGCACGCCCTGCGCCCGGAGCCGAGCGAGCGACGAGAGGAGGCGGGAGGAGGGCTGAGGGCGGGAAGCGGTCGGCATATAGG